GGATGGAGCCGCCGGCGGGGAAGCTGACCGCGATCGGCAACAGAGGATTAAAATTCGATCCCTGGCCAGTCGCCGGCAAAATCACGGTGTGCGCCGTGACGGCCGAAGCCGATAGTGTGACGGCGGAAGCGAATGCAGCCGTACCGACTTCACACCACGGGCCTGGCGCCGATCCCGAGTTTGAATTTGCTGTTCCAATTACCGCCATGTTTTTCCTCTCGCGTGTTTCACCTGAATGCTGCTACAGCCAGCGCCCAGTTTTTGCCCCTCAGATCTTGGTGATGCACTTCCCCGAAAACGGTCATGGCATCGCGGAAGCGCAAAACTTTCTGCTGGATCAAACGCTGGAGCACCGTTCTCCATCCATAAGTGATGCCATCAGAGGAAACCATATCTGCGGCATCCGCCTTTACAATGGTGAATTCCGGTATGTAACCTTTTCGAAAACAGGCGGCCGTGTAGCGCTTTTGCATTTTTCCTGTGGCCGGATTGTATCTCAGTTCATAGAACGCGGCGCAGTTTTTCGAGTTTAGGGAATCCTCGCAAATCAAATTCGGATTGAGCTTTGTTACCATCTGGATAAAAGCGTTGGATGTGAGCGCTTGCCCCGTGCGCTTTTCCGCGTTTTTGAAATCGTTTTGCCCTGGCATCCGTGACGGCGCGAGCTGCTTATCCGTATCCTCGTGCATCATGGCCAAGAGATCGCCCGAGGCCACATCCTCGATCTGATGTGAGCCTTTCTGCCAGGTGCTTTTGCCGCGCTTCGATACCAGCTCGCGGCGTTTCACCTGGTTTTGAGGCTTGGGCGTGCGCACAAAGCCGTAACCCGCCGGGCCGATCCAGCCGGCCGGCCGGTAACTTCTCAGCTCGCGAAACGAGCGCTCCAGGTTTTCGCTCTGGATCTTCTTACTCATCGAGTGATTCCTTGGCACCACGGAGCGCACGCATTTCGAGGCCGTCTGAGCGCGTCAAATAGATCGCCGCGATCCCTGCCGGCTCGAGAAACGTGTGCTCGTACTCGGCCGCCGGCTCGGCGGCGCCGAGCGTGATGGCGATCAGGGAAATTCCCGAGCCGTGCATCGCGAGCAAAATCGGGTGCGGCATGGCGATCGCCAGGTTCGAATAGCGATCGAACGCGGTGAGAATCTGATCCTCGTAACTGCCCCAGCTCTGCCCGCCCACGGGTATTTGCCACTTCTGTTGTTTGAGCTCGGCAATTTCGGCCTCGTGCGCTTCGATGGATTTACCCTCGAGATCCGATCCCACATCCCAGCTGCGCAAGGCGATATCTTTGGTGATCGCAATCCCTTTCGCTTCCGCCAGTGGCAGCACGGATTGATAGGTGCGCTCGAGATCATCGCAATAAATTCCTGAGAGCGGCGTGCCTTCGAAGTAATCGCGCAGCTCGAGCGCTTGGGCCTGGCCGGTTTCGTCCAGATCGTCATTCTCGAGCCCGCGAATTTTGCCGGCGGCATCCTTGGCCACATTCGCATGGCGAACGAGATAGAGCAAAACTTCGCCGATTTTTTCTGTCACGCTCACGATGCCTTTTTTTTCTTCATCACCACCAGGTTGCCGGCCAGCTCTTTCGCTTGTGCCTCGCGCCAGAAAAAGCCGGCGATGGCCAGATCGCGATTGTGTTCGACCTGGCGCGCGTGCTGAAAGCAGTACCAGCAATCGCCGACTCGCTCCACATGGGGATTCTTGCATTTCGGCGTTTTCCACTGGCACAAACCGTTATCGCTTTTCACGGATGCACCGTGATTTGAACCACGTTTGACTTGGGCGAATTGGCCGATGAGGCCACCGTGATCTCGTAATACCAGTAAGTCTGATTCGGTGTCACATTCGAATCCACGCACGAGGTGACAGTGGGCGCGACATTGCACACTTGCACGTTATTCGACAAATTAGCGTTGTTCGAACGATACAGCTGCAAGGCGTGAATCACCGCGCCGTTGGGCACGGGCAACGTCCAGCGGAGTGTGACCTGGTGTTTTTTTTGCGCGTGCGCCTGGCCTTGAAACAACAAAAGCACGCACGCCAAAATCGCGGTGAAAATTCTCATGGCTGTTTTGTAGTCAATGAACCTACTGGATTCGGCGGCGTCAAAACGACTCCCACGGCTGCGGATGCTTCGTTAGAGGCCGCCGATGCGCCAGATTGGTTCACCGCTTCGACGCGATAAAAATAGCTGTTGCCAGAAACAACATTTGTATCGTTCCAGCATTGTGTGTTGCCGGGCGGCGTTCCGGTCGCGCACGTCACTAGGCTTGCCAGTGGCACGGTTTGATAGGTGGTTTCGCTCATGCTCGCCGCGCCGCGCAAAATGATAAACGAGGTGACTGGCGTGCAATTCGTAGTTCCGTTGACGCAACCATTCGGCGGCACCCATGACAGTTGCAGATAAGGCGAAGTCTGCGCATGGGCAGCCGCCGGCGCCAAAAGCAACAAAATCAAAACCGCGAATTTTCGAGGTTTCGACATTTTAGGGTTGCGTTGCCGTGAGCGATCCTACCGGATTGGGAATGGTGAGCACGGGCGCAATAGCGGCCGAGGCTTCATTCGAGGCCGCTGCGGCACCGCCCTGGTTCACCGATTCGACTTTATAGAAATAGGTGCTGCCGGGCGAAAGGTTGGCCGCGTCCGTCCAGCATTGTGTATTGTTCGGCGGCGTTCCAGTCGGACACGTCACCAGGCTTCCGATCGGCACAGTGGCATAGCTCGTTTCTGTTCCACTTGTCACCGAACGCAAGATGATAAAGCTAGTTACCGCCGTGCAATTTCCCGTGCCGGTGGCCGGCGGCACACAGCCGTTGGATGGCACCCAGGACAAAGTGACTGTGGGCGCTGTGGCCGTGCCGCCCACGCTCGCGGTAAGCGGCGCGGATTTTTTTTCCTTTTGCGCTGATACAAGCGACACCATCACAAACAGTGACAACAACAAAAGCATGGCCTTTTTCATTGGTTCGCGCCTCCCTTTTTTTGTTACTGGTTTATGATCCAATACTCATAACACCCTGGATTCACCGCAAAAGCCGCCATCGAAATCGAAAAACTCGCGCCGGCTGATAGCGCGGTGACGTTTGGAAACGTCGCATTCGCGGTTGAATTGCAAGTGACGCTCAGCGCTGTGCCGGCCGCCGTGTCAAGCCGTTGCTGCACAATCACCACACTGTTGGCGCCTACGGCCGTGGTGCTTACCTGTGCGGCTGTGGGCGTGGTGATCGGCACGGAAAACAAGCCCGCCGCCGCCGATCCGCAAGCCACCAGGGAAGTAGCCGCGCTCGTGCCGGCCGCCGCGCATTTCGATCCTGTGTTGTAGGTGTTTGAAAAAGTTGCCACCCAGGGATCGGCCGTGGTTCCCAGCTGCGGCACTTGCCCGATCAGCGCGATCGCTCCCTCGTAGGCTCCTGTGCTACCCGATAGCGTGAATGGCGCCGTGGTTGTCGAGCTGGATGATGCAAACACCTGATGCTGCATTTGTGACGAGCCGTTACTGCCTGGCGGCGGGTTTCCCGAACCGTCCAGGGTATAGCCAGAACCTGGCGTTGAGGTGATACCAGTCCCACCACGCACAAAAGCCAGAACTAACTCGTTAGCATTCGCGGTTGTGATCGTGGCCACCGATGGAGTTGTCGTAGTGGCCAGAGAAAATTTCGTGGTGTCTGTGGGCGTGGTGCAATTTACTCCGGTCACATCCCAAATTGACAGAAGCGCCACGTTGGTAGAAGGGGTAACGGAAACTGAATCGCTGCCACCCGCACCAGGAACACAGCCAAAATACCAAAAACCTGTACCGCCGCCGCCACCGGAGAGAGATGCGGTGCCTTGCTGAACAAACGAGGTTCCCAGCGTATCGGTGATGCTGGAAATGCTCGCGCCTGTGGCGCCCACATAAATTCCAACAACCAGGGCGTGGCCGGCCGAAATGTTTTTTGCGGATGTGGTGGTGGTTCCCGATGAGGCAGTTTGCCAGTTATAAAAAACTGCCGTGGGATTGGCCGCGCCCGAGGAAAGCAGGGCGTTGGAATTTCCAGCCGATAACGTGCCTACCGCTGCCAAGCCGCTGATGTTGGCAGAGGTGAAACTTGCCGCCGTGCCACTTACGGGGCCATTGAAAGCGCCGCCTAGCGGAAAATTCCAGGTGCCGAGATTGAGTGTGGCCTGCGAATTAGAGCTGCCTTGATTATCGCCCAGGTCAAAGCCGGCCACGATCGGCGCGATCGGCCCCCCGCCGCCGCCCGAAATCTGCATTGGAGTAGTACCCGCATCCTGAGAAACGCCGTTTGCAAATCCCAGGCGATAGCCGAGCGTGGAGCCGGCGCAGCTCAGATTGCAAACAAAGGTGTAGGCCGGCTGTGATTCCGTATCGTGGAATATGAAATTCTGCTCCACGCGCCCGGTGGTGGTTCCGTTGATTCCTTGCACCATGTAAAGCGGAGTGATCCCGCCCTGGCGGTAGGCATCTTCCATTCGCACCAGGACACCCGAACCGCCATTCGACATTTGCAGCATCCCGCGCCGGTTCCACATCGTATTTTTGAGTTGAGTATTTCCCGGCGTGCCGCCGTTCGCTGGCGCATCCTGGGTGAGATAGACCGCCGGCGACCAGGTTTGATCTATCACCTGGCCGGGCCCAGCGGAAATATTCGAATCCTCGATCGAAAAGTTTGCGGCGCCCGGTCTAATCACTAAGCCGAGGCCCATGTTATCGGCCGAACAACTTGATTGACAGGTGCGGAAGTTCATAAACTTAAAGGTCATGCCCCAATTCGCATCCACGAGCAAGAGCAAGGAATTCGCCACTTGTTCAACGAGCGTCAAGCCGATGAAGTTCGTCGCGCCCTGCGCTTGCCCGCTGGTGTTCATAGAGCCGGCATAAATGCACGGAAAGGCGTGGCAGCTGATAGTTGCGCTGTCATTGAACGCGAATGATATTCCCGTGGGGCCCTGACCCTTGCTCATAAATGAATACCAGTTCGAAGCCACAGGAAAAGCGAAAGTGTCGTTGATGGTGATATTCCCGTTCTGAATGATGTTGATCTTAGTAAGCGCCATCGGCAGCGAGGAATTTATTTCAAAGCTAGCCGCACCTACGGCCGGAATATACATGGCGGAATTTCCGGTGACAAAAGACTGAGCCGAGGAAAACGCCGGCGCATTGTCAATGCGCACGCCCGTGCCCGTCACCGTGCCTGTGATCGGCGAAGCCAAACCCAGCGTAGTGGTGCCGCCGCCCGAGGTTACAGTAGTGACAAGCGGGCCATTCGATGCGCTACTCGCCGCGCAATCCGCATCACTCACAAACCAGGGCAGCACAGGATTGGCCGAAAGCGTGGTGCCGAAATCATCGAAAGTAAGCGCGATCGCCGGGCCAAACGGACTATAAACGTAGGTCGGAAAACTGGTGCCAATGATGTGGTAAGAGCCGTCACCCGGCCGCTGCGCACAAATGAAGTATTCCCAAGTTTGCGTAACTCCCGAGCCGCCGGTGTTCTGCGCCCAGCTCAAATGATTGCCGGAAAAAAACGCCACGTTGCCTTGCGCGCCGCCGCTGGCCGACACGGCAAATTGCGGCACGTTGTTGATCGTAAAAGTGGTGCCACTGTTAATCGTAGAGATGGGATACCAGCCGCCCGCGTCAAAATTGTTCGTGGTGCCGGTGATGTGCACAAAGGCGTGCTGCACGGCCGGATTCGCTGTGGTGGTAGTGATCGTCAGGGTGCTGCCGGTAAGAGTCCACGAGGAAATGGCGCAATTCACCAGGCCCATAGCCGGCGCCGTGCAAGTGCCCGCCGATACAGGAAGGCCATTAGCGATCGTCGTAACCGAGCTGGGGGCCGTTTTGGCGCCGTTAAAATCGCGCGCGAATATCTTGTAATTGTAGGTCGAGGCTCCGGTAAGCCCCGTGGACATGGGCGCATCTTGCGCCGTTTCACTTTCCACTAGGCCGGTGGTGACAGTGGGCGCCGCCGGCGTGGCCATCAGCGGAGCGGCGCCGCCGCCGGTGGTGGTGCCCTGGATCACAATGCCCACGCCGTTGGGAATCGCGCTACTTCCCACGGTGATGCTGGAGCCCGATCCTGTGCCCGTGGTGTGCACGACTTGAGCCGTGGCGCCGAATTGGCGGATATCGGAGTAGGGATCGAGCCCTTTTAGAACCGCATCCGCAGCGACGTTCAAGACGCCCGAAATATTTTCATTGCCGCCCACGGTGAGCGTCGTGGGACTAGTCGGCGAATCCACAGTCAGAAAATTACTGCCGGCAAAATTCGGCGAATTGTTAATCTGAATGTTTCCTGGCGATCCGCCAGGCGTTCCCGAAGCCGCCGGCGCGCCAGTCAAAATCCATTGTGGCCGAGCGTCGCTGATCGAAGTCACCACCAGGTTGTTGAGATCGCAATTCACTACTGAGACAGGCAGGCCGCCCGTGGGAAAAGCGGTGCTGGAAAGGCTCAGCACGCCGGCGGATGAAATGTAAATATAGTTCGTCGCATTCGGGGTTTGCACAACCTGGGTGTTAATACTCACCACCAGGCCATTGACCATCACCGATCCGCCAGTCACCAGCACGCGCAAGCCGCCAGGGATCGTTTGCGTTTGAAATGAATTGCCCGAATTCTGCGCGCGCGCGCCTGGCCCGAGCAAAAGCGCGATCGCCAGGATCACAGAAGCGAAAATTTTGTTTCGCATTTTTTTCAAAGGAAGCGGGCCCGCGCCCAGCCAGGCTCGAGCCCGTGTCCCTCCCACCGCGCAAGCACCCTCAGCTGATGCTTGCTTCGGTCTTGATCTGCCGGAAGCGCGGATGCAGCGCGATTTGCTGCGGCACACGCAAGGCGGCATATTTGAAGTTATAGGCGCAAGACGCGCCCACCACGCGAGCCGGATCGGCCGCCGAAGGTTCCCAATTCCGCACGATCACTTGATAGTTGCGTTGTTCGGGAATTTCGGTGGCGCCCAGGCTCACGCTAAACACGGCATCTTGACCGATCACATACGTTCCCAATCCGGTTTTGCCCGAGCTGGGAAAGTTTGTGAATTGCGAGGCCGTGGTGGTTTCGATAAAGCGAATCCCAGCGATATCAATCACCCGATATCCCTGGATGCCACGTTGCAATTCTTCCGAGCCTTCTTTGTGGTATTTCAGGATATCAATCACGCCGCCGGCCGTGTTGTCGTTCATCAGATCGAACGCGGGAGCGGGCGAAATGATGCCGGCAAAAAGGCCATCGGCTTGTGGGCGCACATCAGCGTTTCTGAGCGACATAACTGCTTGACGAGCCAGCGATGCCGACATGAATTCGTTGTCTGTGCCCGAGATGACGATCGAGGAATCTGCGGTTGCTTCCGCTTCGAATTCCGTGCGCGCCAGGGTGTTCGCCGTGAGCGCAGCTCTGAATCCAAGCTCGGCCGCCGTGTTTTCCACGATCGGATCAATCGCCGTTTCCACCAAAATATCGGAGAAGGAAGCAAAGTCAAAAAACTGGTTGACCGTTACGTTTCTTACCGATGTGGTGGGAGAAATCCCCGTGCCCACTGTTCCTTCGGTGCCGGGCGTAGTGTTCGCGGCCAGCAGATCGTATCCAAACAGCTGGATCGTTCGGCCGTTGCGATCGGGCAGCTTGCGGCGAGAAGTCACAGCAACAAAGGGAAGATTCGGCTTTAGATTTTCTACCGCAACCCGATCGTAATAGATCGAGGCCAGGTGCGAGAGGCCACTGGTCGCAGTAGTAACAGATGCGGGTGTATAAGCCATGAGGTTTGTTGCCTGCGAGAAATGACCGCTGAATCTACGGCGCGCTTTCGATGGGGCCGGGCCTGCCGGGGATCGCCCTTTCAGCTCGGGATCGAGTTCGCAAATTTTTTCAGCAGTTAATCGCCTTTTGGGCCGCTACCGCGTTCGTCGCGCTTCGGGCCTGGACAGCCTTCGCGCGCTTTGCGCTACCTGTAGCTTTCCGCGCTTTGAGTTGAAACTACCTGCCCTGTTTCAAACGGACGTTGATAGCGTCCCGCATTTGATCGAGAGGCAGTTTGTTCAAAGCGGCGACATCCACGCCCTCTTTCCGCGTCGTCGGTTCCGTTCGCTGTCCAGAGCGATCGGAAACAACAAACGCGGGTGGGGCCGTTGAACGTGAACCCGTTGGCTCGGCCGGCGGCGCCGGCGGCGGTGGTGGCGGAAGCACTTCGGGCGGCTCTTGCACCAGCAATTCGCCCGCAGCCACCAGGTGGTTGTAACTCCATTCCAAATTGTTTTCGGTGATGGGATAGCCGCCAGCCAAAAGTTTTTGCGCGATTTTTTGCAGAGATGGCACAAGATCATACTGCCAGTATTCGCCGGCGTGTTTCTGTGCCCATGCGGTAGTGGCGTTTTGCTCGAGCTTATCCCGATAGAGCGTTTGCATGATGTTCAGGCCGTTCGCAATCGCTTGCGGATCGGCGCCCAGGCGGGCCTTAATCAATTCATCGAAGCCGCGCTCGAGGTTCTGATTCATTTGATCGGCGATCGCGAGCTGTTCGGCCGTGGTGAGCGTGCGCGGCTTGTACTCCACGGATTGAAACAGAGGTTTTGATTCCGGCTGCCCGCCGTTCTTTGCGCTCAACTCGCGAATTTTCGCCGTGGCGTGGCGCTGCGCGTCAACAAGTTTGTCCGACACTTCTTCCCAGGTTTTGCCTTTGAAAATTTGCACGCCTTTGCCGTCGCCCAGGTCAATCGTTTTGACACAGGGAAACGGATCGGCCACGGGCTCGGCCGGCGGTGCGCCATTTGTGGGCTCGGTTTGCGTGCTGATAAGTTTTTGAAAATCCGCCGGCGAAACCAGATCCTCGAGCGCTGGTGAAGTGCCGGCAAAATCTGAATCCGGCAAACCTTCTGCCGGCCTGTTACCTGTTTGCGTTGGCATAGCTGCCCCCTTTTATAACTCGCCCGCGAGATCGGCGGGATTCACCGCCACGGCGCGCAGCGCTTCCTCGATTTCTTCGGGATTCGCGAGCGCTTCCTTGGCCACCTGAATTCCCTCAAGCAAGCTGTTCCAAAAAGTTTGCACGGCCACCAGACGCTCACGCATCACCCAAGAGGCTTCCTTGTCGAAAGCCACTTTCGGATTCATAAACTGGCGTTCGATCTGCGTGATGCGCAGCTGCGCGATCTGGCAAAAGCGCTCAAAGCCGGGATAGCGCGATAGTTCCTCGAGTTCGCGCGCGTTCACCACTTCGCGCACGATTTTTAATTGATCGTCAGTGAGCCGAAAAATGATCTCGCCGGCGTCATTCGTGCCCGTGATGTTAGGCTGCTGCGGCTGCTGTTCCATTTCCGTTTCCGTTGCTTGCCGGCTGCGGCTGTTGTCCGTTCTGCTGCTGCTCGGCGGCGGCTTGCGCGGCTTGATTCAGCTCGAGCAAAGCCTTTTTTCCCTCGGGACTCATTTCCGCAAGCAGGGACTCTACAATCTTTGTGGAAAGCGTTGCAACTCCCTTTTGCTCGATCTCGGCCATGCGGCTCGAGTGTTTCTGCGATTCGAGGCTCATTTGCTGGGCCACCTGGGCTTTCTGCGCGGCGCGCTGTTTGTCCTCGTTCGTCATTTTCTTAATCAGCTCTTGTTTGCCCGGCCACGCGGTTGTGTCAAACATCATGTCAATCAGCTTCGACCAATCCGTTTTCATTTCCTGATCGGAGAGCGATTCTTGCACGGCGGATTGCTGCAAAAGCGTGATGATATTCATCAGCTGGCCGGCCATCGCCTGTTTCGCGCGCAGTTTGGTGCCGGCGTCAACATTGAAAGCCAGCTCCGCGTTTTTTAATCCACAAGCATCCGTTTCGTATTGTTCGAACTGTTCGGGCGTAAGCAATTCCTCGTAATCGTCGCTCTCCAGCCACTTGCAATTCATTTCGTGGAAAGCCTCGAGCAACGGCACAAAATAAAGATCCACAACAAAATCCACAAAGTATCCCATCGCCGTTCCCACCGCTGCGGCTATGGTGTCCATGCCCGTGGCCGTGCGGCCGATCTGCCCTTGTGCCGGCACGGTGCCCTGCGTCACGGCCGAATTTGCCGCCGTGCGCCGCTGCGCCCGCTGATCGGAAGCCTCTACTTCCGTGAAAGCGTCCACGATCGCCGGCGGGTACTGAATCATTTGCACGCCTTTTTCATCGTCGGAATCAATGATTCCGCCAGGCCGCAAACGGAGCTGCTGAGTCGGAGTGTTCGAGCCGCGCTTTCTGAGGAAAGTACCGGAGAGCCGCAGCGCCAGGTCATCGAGCCGGGAATTGATAACCCCTTGCTGCAAGCGCTGTTCGCCGCCGATCAGCTTGCAGATTCCCAGGCCATAGAAACTATCCAGCACGTCAATGTAGCAGAAGGACAGGAAGGGAATTTTCCCGAAAGGATTCAGATCGTTTTTAAGGCACAGCTTTCGATTCAAAACATAGATCACGCGCTCGGGCGTCCAGTATTCCAGTAGCTCGAGCTTGCCCTGGTTCGGATCGGCGCTCGATTCTTGCCAGCGGGGCATGGCCCGAAATTCCATGTTGATATCGAGCGAACTGATTCCCGTATTCAGTACGCTCGAGGTTGAACGGCCCTCGAGGATGGAGCGCTCGGGCGTTTCCTTGGGCGGCTGCATCAGCTCGAGCAACTTGCCTAGCGGCGGGATCTTGAAGCCGGGAATGTTTCTTAGGTCGTCAATTTCTTCCATCGTGGGATAGGTGCGATGGATCGCGTACTTGGCCAGGCGGATATCCGGCACGCGCAAATCGGGATCTACGATGATGTGCCGAATGTAGCAATTCTCGAGCGCTGGCCGGTTCGTCCAGACTTCTTCAACCGTTTCGATCAGCTTGCGCTTTGGTTTCGGCGCGTCCACCACGCCCACAATGGTTTGCTGTTTCGCGATCGGTTCAGAATATTTCCAGCTGCGTTTAATCCGCTTCGATCGTTTCCAGTAGAATTTGAAAATCGCCGTGCCGTAGGTAGCCGCACACTTCACGCCCAGGCGGGTTTCCTCTTTGAACCCTGCCTGCTTGAGTTGCTTGCGAATGATTATGCGACTGGCATCGGCGGCGCCGCGATCGGTGCCAGGCTCGGGCTCGCACATGAACGGATCGCCCGAATCGGGAAAGAGCGTGGGCATAATCTGGCGCATGGTGGCTTCGATGTGCTCGAGACAAAGCGGAATCCCCAGCGACGATCGCGGCACACTCGAGCCTTCCCAAAAGGCTTGTGGCATTCGAAACAAATAAAGCCGATCGTCTTTGTCCCATTCAACGGTGAGGCCCTTGGCCAAAAGATAATATTCGGCACGATTCAGGTTTTTCAAAACCAGCTTGGTAGCATCTTCATCGGCCGGCAGCTGCGGCAGCGCGGGAATATCTTTGGGGTTTAGCTCGGCATTCAGATCGGGCGGTGCGTCAAGCAAAGCCATCTAGTTCACCTGCGCGTTAAACGTGGCCGGAATTTGAACGCTCGGCGGCCGGAATTTGCGCTTTCGGTTCGCATAGATTTCTAAGCGCGCCTCGAAAAAAATCAGGTCAATCGCAAAACAGTGTGCGCACAAACGGATCTTGTGCTCGATGTAAGTCACGCGCCCGCAGCGCACGCATTTGCGGTGCGGGGCAAATTTCGCAGACACCCACGGGAATCTCATTCCATTGACCTGCTGTAGTAGTGAGCAAGCAATTCGCGTAGCACGTCAAGATTGATGATCACGCCTTTTGGCTTTTCCTTTTGCGCGTCAATCTTCTCAACCTGCTTTCGCGCAAGCTCGATTTGATCGTTTATCGTCATCCCACTAGCCCCCCGCTGAGCCCTTCATAATCGCCATCGGGCGATGGCCCATCACCAAGATCCGAAAACGGCGAGTAGCCGGCGGCTCCCACAATCTCGGCCGGCACAACGGTATCCACAAAGCGATTCGCCGGCGCCAGGCCGCGATAGTGTTGCAGCAAAGTGATTGCGTCCGGTATGCCGTCCTGCTTGTACTTGGGAAAGCGCGTGAACTGCGTGTAAAGATGCGGGAGAATTGTCATTTCGCTGGCGAACCAAAGTTTTTTCTGCACCAGCAAAGCCTCGAGCGAGCTGATGGCAATCTCTTTGCGCCCTTTAATGCGCGGCACTTTGAGCCAATCCACTTGCAAATTGATTCCCAGCTCTTTCATTTTGGCGTAAAGGCCCGGCTCGATCAGCTGCACGCCCACGGCATCCTCGATGCCCACGCGATTGATACTCCACTTTTTCGCGCCGCCGATCACCGCTTGAATAATCTGCGAAGCATTCCAGATCCCGAAAAAACCATCGAACACAAACAGCGATCCATCGCGGCCCCAGCCGCCGAAAATTCCCGTGGTTTCGTCCGAATCGTCGTTTGCTGTCGAGGCTAGATCGAACACTAGAAACATGGCCATATCCGCCGGCATTTGCCGGCGTGAAATGGTTTGCTGCATCAGCAAATCGAGCGGAAAGCGCGGCTCGATCGTAGCGATCGGATCGTTTAGGTACTGCGCCGCAAACATGACTTCGCCGATTTCGCGGCGAATATCGTCCAGATTGGCCTTGGCCGGATCGGGATCATCATCGGTGCAAAACTGTTCGGGAAAAGTCACTACGCGCTTACCCGATTCATCCACTGTCCAGGCCGCGCGCCGGAAAATTTTCCAAACCGCTTGCCCGCGTTCGATGGTTTGCGAGTAGAGATCGGAAAAATCGTAGCAAGTTCCGGTCAAATGCGTGTAGCCGCCAGGATTCAAGAGCGGGCGAGTGTGGTTCCAGCTGCGAATGGTTTCCTGGCATCCTTCTCGCGTGCGCGAATTGATTTCGTTCACCACATCATCGCCGTCGCGCAGATCATAGTGCGCCGAAGCCTTCACCGTGCCGATCGTGCCGATCGTGATGGTCGGCGAGCGCCTGGCGATCGTGCGCGCCGGCGTAGTGAATCCCGAAGTGTTGCCCCAATCCTGCAAACCATCCGGCGGCACAAATTCGGGATACACTTCGCGGAATTTTTCGTTCTGCAAAAAGTGGATTTTCATCTCGCTAATCATCTCTTTGGTTCGCGGCTGCGATCCAGAAAGCAGGATGATTTGCACGTTCGGATCAATCAGCATCCACTGAATTTTATCGCCCATGTTGATCGAGGATTTGTAATGCCCGCGCCCATCGAGCAATAGCCGATTTTTGATTGTGTCCTGTAGCACGAGCGGGGTGCCGGGCCGTTTCTTCACGTAGTTCGAGCACACGGGCCGGTGCACACGTTCCACCATCTTGTCATAGCCCAAAATTTCTTTGCAGAGGAAAAACAGGTCGGTTTTTCCCAGCTCCGCGATGGATTGGCGCACCGAGTTCATTTGCCGGCCGCCTTGCGAGCCTGGGACAGCGCGATGGCCACGGCTTGCGAGTAGTCTTTCACTTTCGGGCCCGTTTTAGATCCCGAACGCAGCTTTCCCTTTTTGAATTCGCGCATGGTTTTGCGCACTTTTGCGCGAGATTTTGGCGACTTGGGCACAGCTTTGGCCATGCCCGTTTATCGGTCGGTTACTTTGTCGTGGTGGGCGGCTGAGTCGGACAAGCCCGAGCGGTAAGATTCTTGCAGCTCTTTCCCGCTGAGCTTGGACATATCCGCGAGCGAGTTTTCAAAGCCGGCCGGGCGATCGCCGTAGTGCTCGAAATTCTCGAGCGGAAGTATCGCCGCGTCGGGAAAGGCCAGCCTTTTGGTTTTGTCTATGATCGCATCCTCGCGCGATCGCGAGCTGTTTGGCGACGGATCATCGCCGAGCGGCATTTTGTTTCCAGGTTGCACCAGTTCTGCCATTGGAAAAATCCTTGTTGCTCGATTGTGCTGCCACTTCGCATCAGGCCAGCGCCTTGGAATCCTGCGAGCCGTTGCCGTCTACACGGCTTGCCCTTCAACGGCCCGTTGTTCGTTCGCGTGTTGCTCGATGGAGCTTGCCGCCCGCGCCTGCCAGTTGCGTTCCACCTAACCCCCCAGCAAGGGTCTAACTCTGGCAGGCTGCGGAGCGGTTTTATTTGCCGCCTTTGCCATGCTGATCGAGCGGCGAAATTTTTTGAATCTTCGGCGATGGAAAACCCGGCGCATTCCCGCCAGGCAGACCGGGCACGAGCGGGTGCATGTAACTGTGATTCACTCCGCTTTGATTCGCGGCCGGATTTTTATAGCTGTGATTCAGCTCATGGCCATCTTTCTCGAGATCGCGAAAGGGCGAATTCTGGTGATTCGTATCCGCCACGCTTTTGTTGATCTGGTATTTCCCGCCTTTTACTTTTGCTGTACCTGTCGTCGGTAGCATTTTTCCTCTCAGTGGAAAATGAACCATAGCAGCAAGGCCCACATTCCCGCGCCAATGATCGAGCCGATAACGACTCCAGAGCCGGGCGGAAAACGGGCGCTGCGTCCGTTGTCAAAACATTGGTTTTCCATCTGTCACCGCCACGCGGCAAGTGGCTTGCCCTGGTTGCTTAAATTGGCAATTATCCGTTGGGTTTCCGTGGATGCACAGCTGGGAATCGCGCACGGCCAGCGCTTCGGCGTAGCTCATGCGCTCCGATCTCGAGCCGATCACGCCCCGGCCGTCATTCAGCTGATAAGGCTTCGCGGAAAGATCCGAGCCCCAGCCGCCGAATTCATCTTTGGTGCACATGGTTCCGCGCACAGTATCAAATTCCGAGGCAGCTATCCCGCGAATTTTGAAATCGCGTAGGAGCTTCGATTCTTCATCGGCCATGTTTATCCACCATCGGGCGCACGCGCCGGCGCCGCTCCCAAACCAAAACAATCGGCGTAGCCACAACGGCCAGCAGTACGGCGGCAATCAAAAAACCAAACAAAACCTGATCCACGCCGAGGATATCTTGCGGCTTCACCAGGCCACATTCAATCCGCCGGCAATATTCCCGAGCTGGCCGCCGCCGGCGCCGTGCGAGCCGCGATAATTTCCCACGCCCACACCCACGATATCGAAACCCCATTCCGGTTCGCAAAAAACCACCGCGTTAAGCGCCAGGGCGGAAGTGCGCGCGTTCCCTTCCGCGATACAAATCTCGGAAAGATAGGCCCAATTCCGGCCGTCGCAAGCGTCCGTCAATACGCCGGCATCCTCAAGGCGCAGCTCCCATTCACCCGCAAACGGCGGCGGGTTTCTGAGATCAATCGCCTGCTGTGCTCCCCCGTGTCCCATTTACATTCCCAGGCATGCGATCGCAGCATTCGCGGTCATTACCGCTTCGCGCACCTTGCGCACGGCGGCCGTTTGATCCGGCGAGACCGGCGTGTTGTCCACAATCACTTCGGCAAGTTTGCGCGCAGCATCGCGGATCGCTTCATACTTGGGAACCTGTTCGGCCGTAGGTGTGTGGTAAGTGAACCAGTTGCTCAAATGTGCATGCTCAATCGGGCTAATCATGATGTTTTCCTTTCGTTTTTTGCTTGGGGCTCTTGGGCCCTTTGGGCAATCGTACTTTTTTCATTTTTTCACTCTCGGCGGGCAAGGCGCTAGCCCAGCCCGCTTTCATTCCCCCAGGCTGCGCGCCCCGAGCGGCCCGAATTTATTCGGCTGATACCTCGCGTCAAAATCCGCCGGGCTCAGCACCGTCTGTTTTTTGTGCGCATCCTCGACCAAAAAATCGCCGGGCTTCACTTCCAGCCCCGGGCCCTGCAACTTGAGCATAACTTCCGGCCGATCGTCGAACATCAGTTTGACTTCGCCAGGCTGCCACTCCGAGCCTGTTTCCGTGCGCACCAGCTCCGGCGCGACTGTGGCCATGTCGGTTATCACCCAGGCTTCGACTTCGACCGGCTTTGCAAAAAATTTCATTTTTCACCCCTTCCCATCCGATTTGCCCGGCTCGTCGCAGGGTGTTGCCGCATATTCAACGTTACGCTTTAGCACAACTTGTTGCTCCGCTTCACTCCAGATTCGAAAATTTTGTGGCAGGGTTTGACGCACGGCCAGCATGATGCCGGGATTGCGCGGGTAGTTGTAATCATCGCAAATTATCACGCCGTTTTGCGTCATGCGCGGATATAGAAATTCCAAGGCAGCTTTCGTGCCTTCGTACAGATCAAGATCCAAGTGAGCAAACGCAACTTTTGAATTCTCGAGCCCAGCCAAAGTGTCAGGCACAAAACCCTTGTGAATTTCAAAATCGCACCCCTTGGGCATTTTCTGGCGCACGATTTCCTCATCCGTGTTCGACCACTCGCCTTTGTGCATGATGACTTCGCCGAACTGCGTCACGCCGCCCTCGGGATTGTCCAGGTTGCACGGCTCGGGCAAGCCTTCAAAAGAATCGAATAGGCGCACTTTTTTTCCGCCGCGCGCGCCGTAGTGTCCCAAGATCGTCGCCGATCCGCCTTTGTAAACGCCCAGTTCCCACAACTCGCCCTCGATGTGGCAAGCGAGGAAAGCGTATTTCAAAATCACTTCAAGCCGGTACGGTGAGCAAAGCGTATCGTCCACTGAGATGCACTCTTGCGCCGGGCCAAGCCCGTTGAATGGCTTGACGTGCAAACGCTTGTCCACGCCGTGCGCGATCGCTTCATTCACCGCCGTGTTGATCGCGGCCTCATCGCTCATCGTGCATTTGACAGGAAATCGAGCCATTTCATCCGCCGAATCCGGTTGTGACCACTTGCGGCGCCACGTCACTTTTCGCGCCAGGATCGGTTTGTTGTTGGTCGGGCATGGCGATGGAGCCGTGGCCCAAAGCGGCCGATCGGCCCACGGTCGGGTTGGGCTTACTTACTGCGGTAGTTCCTGAAACGGCGCCCCCCCCAGCTTCTCGGCCCCCGCTTTGATTGCCGAAGTTAAAAGCCCCCCCCTTGGCGCAAATCGCGCCGGGCCCGTGGTGATGGCCGTGGGCATATTTGCCGGCGCAGCGCGTTCAAATCGGCCGGCGGGCACTTCGCGAACTGAAAAACCGGGATTGTTTGAAAAATTGTGCGGGTTTGAAAGTGTCGCATTGCCATCCGAGTTTGAATCGGCGGGATTGGGCAAAACATCTGCGCAAGGCACGCCAAAGCGTTCCAAATTTTCCCTGTTTTCGTCTTGGATCGAACGGTAACAGGTATCTGCGCCGCGCTGCCAGGATTGCGCGCGTACGTCCCAGCCGATGTTATTATCGCTCGCCGCCGAGCCGTGGCCTTTTCCGCCGGGATACATGCCCTCGGGATCTGTGTTTGTGGCCGCATCGCGCCGCTGGTTTTTGATATCCATTCGGGCACCTCACGATTTAATAGCTGCTTCCTGATACTCGGCGGCTCTTGCGGCCAATTCGCCCAACGGAGAATTTTGCTCGAGTTCTTCCGCGCGTGATTTTGCTTTTTTCGATCCGTGTTGCGAAGCGATGTGTCCGGTAATTTCGCCGGCAATCTTGATCGCGGCCACGCGCGCGGCCGCGTTGCCCTGGCTTTCGATGATTTGCTTTAGCTGCAACAGCAAATATTCTTTGGTGAAAACATTCGAGCATCCGCGCCCGAGCACGATCGCATCCTGCACGTCGCGCCGATTCAAAACCTCGTGGCTCATGGCCAGTTGCGATCGGGGCGCCGCGTTCGGGTAAGCCTTCTGCGCCGCGATCAGCGCGGCCGTTGACGCGGTTTCACGTTTGGAGCTGGCCTCTAGGTAAGCATCCACAAAAATTTTTTCCTGCATGGTGAGATCGCTCATAGTGCCTCACCGCAGCCGCAAATATAGCGGCCGCTCGATGCGTCGAAAGATGCTGGCGAATGGCGGTGCGGATTCTGCGTTTCCGATCCCGCCACATAATCGCGGCCATACAGCTCACACCCGCCCGTGGCGCAAACCGCGTGCGTGTGGCCGTCTTTCTCGCTTGCTGCGACGGTCATCACATTTTTGCAGCCTGGGCAAATGAGCGCCCCGGTTTCATCATAGCCGGGATTTTTTCGCCAGTGGATCGGCGTGTGACCTGGACGCGGAAGCGCGCCAGGGGGAAGATCCTCGCCGATCCCAAAATTTTCGCGCAATTCATCTTGGGACATAGAGCCAAGCACTCGCCGGCCAATGTATTCCACATCGTCAAACGTGTCGAGCATCTGGTTGTATTGCCGCCGGCTTACTGCCACGGGCTTTACCTCGTTTGCAGGCTGAGAATAGCGCCGGCGCCGGCCACTGTCACGGTAATTTTATTTTGCGCGATCGAGAGCACGCCCACATTCGGGCCGCCAGGCAAAATAATCGGGGTAGTCAGCTCGATCGAACTAGCCGCGCCCGCCGTTGCCGGCACATTGATCGGCGGCAGCATAAGATTCCCGTTCAGATCCGTGATTTGCGCCGTTGCCGCCGTTGCGCTGGCCTGGCTCAAACTGAGCCCCGTGATCTTCAAAGCGTGATTGAGCGCCACAGTCGTGGTTCCCGCTGTGAAAGTCTGCATTTTCTTTCCCCGGATAATCGCCGGCAGTAAGCCGCGCGATCAGCTGATTGATTGTCTCCTCGAATCCCATCCCGCGATTACGAAAAACGCGCGCCTTGGGATACCAGTAGCATTTATCCTGCGAAATTTGAAAGTTAAGAACCGGGCCGGCGGCTTCTTTCACGCCATGCCTGGGCGCCCGCAAATATTTCCAATCCGAATTTCCCGAAAGGGCGATCCACAGGGGCAAGCCCATCGCGCCGGCTACGTGCATGGGGCCCGTATCCACGGAAATAATTCCATCACAGCAAGACAGAATCGCAGCGGTGTGTTCCCACGTTACCCACGGCTTGACGTTACTAAACGGGAAAGAGAGTTCGGTATTTATATTGCAATTTATCCAGGTGTATTCAGGGCAAGAAACGGCCAAACGGGCCACCTGCACATGGGACATGGAACGGAATTTGCGCTCACCCTCGAATTTTTCGCCGGCATTCCAGACCACCCCCAGGATCGGCTTGCGCTCATGCTCGCGCAAACGCCGAAACATTTCCGCATAGGGCGCCCTGGCCGCGTCGGAGATCTTCATTAGCGACGGCAAAAGCGGCACTCGGGTAGGGGACACGTTGAAAAGCGCGAGCAAGGCAAACTGCGTCGTCCATGCCGAGGCCGAAAAGTTCTGCCCGCGCATATCTTCCACGTGGGCCCAGGGCCAGCTCGAGAAAAGCGACAAGCACGCAAAGCCTGGATTGTTTACTATTCCCGCATCTGCAAAGTACGTGTACTCAAAACCGAATCCCTCGAGCCAGGGCAGAAAGCGCGCATAGCAAATGCGATCGCCGATGCCGCCCTCGCCGTACACGGCGATGCGCGGCCGCGTTCCATCCGGCAAGCGCGTGGCCGGCTCGCCGCATTTCTCCAGCATTTCGATGTTTTCGCGTTTGATCTCGGGCAGCTGCGGCGGAATGTTTTGCTCGTTTTTGACTGAAAACTTGGTGAGCCTGGCGTTTTCATAGTGCGGCCAGGCTGCGCGCCAGTGGCCGGCGCGCAACAGCGATTCCGCATAGCCCAGCTCGTTGTAAAAGTGATCGGGATCGGCCTCGAATCCAAACTCGAGCGCCCTGGCCGCGTCGTCAAAGCGCCCCAGCTCTTTGTATGCCATTGCCAGGTTGATAAACGTGCCGGGGGTTTTGCGATCGGCGTTGCACGCCGCTTCGAAAATCGGAATGGATTCCTCGACGCGGCCGATGGTGAAAAGCACCGAAGCATAATTTCCCGCGCAGCCAGCATGGCCGGGGTTGAGATTGAAATCGCGTTCGAAGGTGGGAAGCTGCTCGCGGCATTGATCGGGGGTTAGGGAGCTGGAGAATCCGGCCATGAGCATTTTTCCTACACCCGCCGGCGCCCGCCTGTCAACGGTTTTCTCCGTCTTAGGTATTCCCTAAAATCTTAGGTGTCGCAAAAAAAATTTTATTAACAACAGATAACTTATAAGATCAAGACACTTTCGAGCCAGGCCCAGACGCCGAGCTGGGCCGGCATTGTAACGAGATCCCGATTTGACAGTGATAAGGCTAACATCACACCATCCCTCGCGGGCCAGTCCAGGGAGCCCGAAAATAGGTTCCCTAACAGTTCCTTTTTGCATTTTTGCGCGCGATCGGCGCGCGATTCGCCCGGCTTTCGCGGCCGATCGGCCGGCCAGGTACGGGCCCATGGCGGCCGCCGGCTCGAGCTGGCTTGACACTGGCGGCCCATTGGCGCATAATCCGCGAATGATCGGCCGGCCATCCTACCAGTGAAAACAGAGTAAAATTTACACATATTTAACATAATGGATATTAGCGGCACCAATTCTTTCGCCGTTTATTCGCTGTTTTGCCCGGCGCCGATCGGCCGCCGGCTCGAGGTTTTTAATCCTGGCTTTTGAACCCTGGCTTCTAGGTCAACAAGCGACTCTTTTAGAGTCGCAAAAGCAATGCAGATGCAGATGCAGATGCAGATGCAGATGCAGAGTGGGCCGGAAAAGCGCGTGACACGGCTGGGATGAAATCGCGCGATTTGAAGATCGCGCGCGCCTAAAAAAAATCGCGCGATCTTGAAGAGCGCTAGGTTAAAACAACCCGGCCGGCTCGAGCGCGAATTAGCGTATTTTTCCTCTAAGTCTAACAAAACAGTACAAAAATTTTTCGCGACAGTGGCTTTTCCACAAGCCAGGGCAAAGCCACAAACAATATTTTACTTGACAGCAATTCCCACATTATGGCAATAATTGCAGCCAACAAAACGGCGGCTTAATCGCAATTAAAGCCGGCGTTAATCCAAGCGGAAACGGAGATTAAACGGCGGCTTAATCGCAATTAAAGCCGGCGTTAATCCAAGCGGAAACGGAGATTAAACGTGACAGGATATGACAGTATAACGGCGAACATAATCAAACAACTCGAATCTGGCACAGCTCCATGGAACAAACCATGGCAATCTAAGATGCCAACTAACCTACTTTCACAGAAGGAATATCGCGGAATTAACGTGATCTTACTCGCTTGTCAAGGATACTCGAGCCCGTACTGGCTGACGTACAAACAAGCGCTTAAGATCGGCGGAAACGTCCGTAAAGGCGAACATGGAACACAGATAGCATTCTGGAAAATAGGCAAGTATGAGCGCGATATTGACGGCGAAACGGAGCTTAGAACGTCTGTCTTGTTGCGCATCTATACCGTTTTTAACCTGGCTCAATGCGAGAATATCGCCGGCTTTGATTCGGAAAAGCCGGTCAATTCGATCGAGAATTGCGAGAATTTGATCGCAAACATGCCACAAAAGCCGGCGGTCGGGCCCAGCGATCGCGCGTGGTACAGGCCGTCTACAGATACAGTGGGAATCCCAGCTCGGAATAGCTTCAACAATTCGGAGAGCTACTATTGCACCTTGTTTCACGAGCTTACACATAGTACTGGACACAGCTCGAGAATTGGCAGGGATGGCATAGAAAAGCTAAATAGCTTCGGCTCGGAGCTGTACTCGAAAGAGGAATTAATCGCCGAGCTGGGAGCTGCAATGCTATGTGGTGTCACGGGAATTGACAAGGTGACAATAGACAACTCTGCGGCTTACTTACAGGCATGGATTCGCGTACTGAAAGGCGATTCCAAGCTCATAGTTCAAGCCGCTAGTGCGGCCCAAAAAGCCGCCGATTTTATACGCGGAATTCCGGCCCATGAGCCCGTCACAAGCGAGGTGAAATAACATGCTAGGAAACTACTTTTCTGCAACACAAGATCGGCTCGGAAACTGGACAATTCGGCGCCATAAGGATGGCGCCGAAGTCTACTTGCAAGGCCAGGATTCTCGAGCATTCGAAGCCGATTATGCAAACGTGATAGACCACGAGTACACCTATCCGATCGGCCCGTTTCAAACATGGGCCCAACACGTTGACGCCTGTTTGGACGCCTATGAGGTGATAATGCCATGAGCCTATTTGACAGTACTGGAACTACTGAAAACCTGGCTTTCCCACAATCATTAGCCGACAAGTACAGGCCGCGAGAGATCGCGGCCTTTGCCGGCCTGGAAAAGCCGAAGCGAATCCTGGCCAAATTCTCCGCGAATCCTTACGCTTCGGCCTGGCTGTTTGTTGGGCCGCCGGGCGTAGGCAAAACTTCGATGGCGCTTGCCCTGGCTGAAACAATGCGAGCCGAGCTGCATCACATCCCATCCCAACAATGCAACGTGGCCAATGTGGAAGAAGTTATTCGCTTCTGTCACTACGTGCCACAAGCCGGCGGCTTTCATGTGGTGCTGGTAGATGAGGCCGACAAGATGAGCCCGGCCGCCCAGCTCCATTTCCTGTCAAAACTGGATGCCACGGCTTTTCCGCCGGCCACAATTTTTATATTCACCTGTAACACCACAGATGGGCTCGAGCCGCGATTCCTGTCCCGTACTCGCAAAATCGAATTCTCGAGTTATGGCCTGGCCACGGACGCAACAAAACTACTCGAGTCTATCTGGCAAGCCGAAGCGAACGGAGCCGAGCCGCCTAACTTCGCGCGGCTTGTCAAGGAATCAAGTAATAACGTAAGGGATGCTCTAATGTCTCTTGAAACCGAATTGCTCGGAGCCTAGTGAATTGCGCGCGCGTGACAGGCGCGCGGAATTCACTTTCCAGCGTAGGCCGGCACGCGGAAGCCGGCCAATCCAATGCGAGGGTAACATGCGAATAAGTGGGGATGATCTTTACAGCATCGCGTTCTATTTGCGCTGTGCGGCAACACACTATGAAGAATTGGCCAAAGGTTTAGAACAAGAAAAAGATGCTGTTTGCAGCGGTTTTGCATCGTCATTTCGAGCACAAAACAGGGATGCGCGCCGATTGGCAGGTCTGCTCGAGGAAGCCGAAGCTATAGATTTAATCCAGACGCCGGTGGTGCCATCGTGACCGGCGGCCCTTGCTAGAAAAGTGAACACTTCGAGCCGGTTCGCAGCCGGCTCGTGGCTGTTTACTCTCGCGACACAAGGAAAACACTTATGCCGATTGACACGGAAAATCCCGAAGCGTATAACTCTACCACTATGAAAGCTAACTTTTCGCTGTTCGAAAAAAAGTGTTTGCGCTGTGGCCATCGCTGGCTGCCACGCATCGCCACTAGAATCCGGCGCTGTCCGAATTGTAGCTCACAGCGCTGGGACACACGGCGCGATCCCAGCAAGGCAAAGCCTGGGCCGAAGCCGGCGCCGGCGCCGGCGGAAGCATAAGTCCGTGGCCTGGCTCGTGCTGTTTGTTTTTCTGGTGCTGACCTCTAACGATCAAACCGCGATCAGTATGGTGTGCCTGTTCGTTTTTTTCTTTCTCTGGTTTCGCGATAGCGGGGAGTATTACTGACATGAGAGCACATGGCGCCTATTGGGAGTACCGGCGCGCCAGCTTTGTGATCTATGCTGCCGCCGCGTTCTGTTTGCTAGCTGCATTTTTGATTTTGCTTTTCCACTGAGGGGAATTTTGAATAAAAATCCGGCTTACCAGTGGTATCCAAAAGATTTTCGCTCCGATCCCGTTTTTAATTGTTCGCTCGAGGCTCAAGGGTTGTGGCGCAACATGATTGATATGATGTTTCTTTATGAGCCGCGAGGTTACCTCGAGTCCAACGGAAAACCGTTAGCCGATAATGAGATCGCTAAGTTTTGCGCCTGTCCACCTCGAAGTTATCGCCGTTTGTTGGCAGAGCTGCAAGCCGCCGGCGCAGCGAAAACCGATAGCCGGGGAGTGATCTATTCAAAGCGATTTGTCTCGCTGATGACCGAAAGAGCTTCGTACGTTTCCCGCCAAAAAGATCAGAGGGCCAAGCCGGCGCCGGCGATCGCACCCGGTTTCGATGAATTTTATAAAGCCTATCCAAAAAAGCCGGGCCCAGCCGAAGCGCGCAAGAGTTGGAAAAAAATCCGCGCAGAGGAAGTGCCGGCGATCATGGCCGCGCTCGAGCACCAGAAGCAATCGCAAGCCTGGCACAAAGACGGCGGCCAATTTATCCCGATGCCATCTACCTGGCTGAATCAACGGCGCTGGGAAGGTGAAATTTTCGAGCCGGAAGGTTCACACCCCAGGATGTTAAGCGACATAGCAGCCGAAATGGGCCTCGACAGTAACGGCAATCCAATCCCGCCAAAATGAAAGAAAACGAAAATGCGATGCCGTGCGATCTCGTGGCCGAGCGCACCATCCTAGGTTCGCTCCTGATCGGATCGGCAAAGACAACTGAAATTTTCGAGCGCGTGAGGGCCGAAGATTTTTATCTCCCGCACAATCGCGTGCTGTTCCAGTGTATGCAGCGATTATGGGAAGAAAATCACGAGGTTTCCTCTCTCCAGCTCTACACCAGGCTACTGGCCGATGATCCTGAAATGAACGAACGCTGTGGCGGCATGGCCTACTGGTCGAGCTTGGGCGATGGGATGGTGCGCACCGATCCTTCGATCCCTAACCTGATTGACTCATTGAGAGCAAAGCGCCGGTTGCGTCAAATGGCCTCGTTTTACGATGGCGCATTGCAGAAAAGCCTCATAGCCGGCGCCAATCCGCAAGAGCTGGCCGATAAAACCATTGAATTTTTTTCCGCTATATCTGAGCAGCAATTTTCTGATAGCGATGATGCACGCACGGAGCGGGGCTCTGCCGAGAGCCTGGTTGAATTGCTGCCCAAGCGTACACAAGAAAAGCGCGTTCGGAGCGGTATTCCGATGCTCGATCATTTTACCGGCGGATTACTGGCCGGCGAGCTGACGATCATCACCGCCGAAACAGGCGTGGGCAAAACTTTTCTCGCGCTGCAAATCAAACGCGAAGCCTGTAAGGCCGGCCTGCACGGCCTCTTTGCTTCGGGCGAAATGATGGCGGAGCATCTGATGGCCCGGCACCTGGCGAGCATCACCGGAATACCGCATTACAAAATGCGCCAGCCCGAGCGACTCTCGCCGCAAGAGATGGACGTATTAAAGGCGCTGGCTGCCGAACAATGCGACAAGTGCCGGATTCTGGATGGCGAGCTGTCACTTTCGCGAATCCGCACGAAAGCCAGGGCGATGCACTTCCGTGGTGAATTGAGCTGGCTGATGGTGGACTATGACGAACTGGTGGAGATACCAGGCTGCAAGGATGAGTGGGAAGAACAGAAGCTAATAAGCCGATCGCTAAAATCAATGGGGATGCAGCTGCGCATCCCGCCGATCCTGATCTCACAGCTGCGCAAGCCGGCCGACAATAAAAGCGACAAGCCGCCATCCATTTCCGATCTGTACGGATCGGGCGCCAAGGCAAAACACGCTTCGATGGTGATCTATGTGCAACGGCGTTTCGTTCAAAAGCTGGATGGCGACGAAACGGATGCCAAGCTCTATCTGTTAAAGTGTCGCGATGGCCGGCAAGGTGTGGTGAGCTGTACTTTCAATATCAAAACTCTCACGTTCGATCAAAAGCCCGAACAAAAGGAATTCCGATGATCTATGAACGCACCAGCTTGGCCTTTATAGCGCGCATGCGCCTGGAGACAGGAAGGCCGATAGTTTTCACCAATGGCTGTTTTGATATCCTCGTGCCGCAGCATGTGAAATTGCTCGAGGTCTGCGCCGGCTACGGATTCACGGTGGTATCGGTTGATTCCAATGCGCGCGTGAAAGCGCTCAAAGGGCCTGGCCGGCCGATCATGGGTGAGGATGAGCGCGCCACGATCGTGGATCGAATCAAGGGCGTGGGCGCCGTTTTCGTGAATGGCGATCCGTCACCGCTGGCCGCGATCTTAGAGATTCGGCCTGATTATCTCGTGAAGGGTGAGGAATGGCCGGAATCTACGATTATCGGAGCGCAAGACGTTCGCGGATGGGGCGGCCAGGTGATTCGCGTACCTAACCGCAGCCCGATCTCCCGCGTGCATTCAAGTAACGTTGTTTGCCGCGTGCTGGAAATGGCGGAAAGGGCGATCTGCGAATGAAGCAAATAAAAATTCTTGTGGTGGGTGATTTTATCCGCGATCGCTATCGCATTTGCCGGCTGAAAGGAAATCTGTGCCAGGAAATGCCGCTGCCGCAACTCGAGGAAGTGCGGAATTACAATTCGGACGGCGGCGCCGGCCTGGTGGTTGCGAATCTGCGTTCGCTCTTGCCAAGCGCGGAGATCCAGCTGTGTTCGCGGGGCCTGAGCCTAAAAGAGCGGATCGCGATCGAGCCGTTCAATCAATGGCTTTGCCGGATTGACGCCGACCAGGGCCCACTCGATCGCGATCTCGCCTGGGAAACACAGCTGGGCGCCTGGCTCTATTCGCGCGAATTCGATCTGGTGATTGTTTCAGACTACAGCAAGCACACCATAGATTTTCGTATCGCGCGCATGATCGTGGACGCTTGCCACGCCCAGCGCACGCCGCTATTCATAGATGCCCGGCACCATTGGGATTGGTACATGGGCGCCGATGTGGCTTTTCCAAATGAGATTGAATATCGCCCTGGCCTGGCCCAGCTCTATGCGCACATCGTAAGGAAATCGGGCGCGAATGGTTGTTTCGTGGATGGTGTGCACCATCCGCTAGTAACGTGTGATCGCGATCCGCAGCCCGTTGACGTGTGCGGCGCCGGCGATGTTTTCCTAGCCGCCTTTGCAGCGGCGTTTTGTACAAGGCAAAGCCTCGAGGATTGCGCCCGCTATGCGAATCGCGCGGCGCATGTGAGCGTGCAAAAATTCGGCACCTACGTGGTGAAGCCCGATGAGGTAAGACCTAGCCTATGACTGACGCCGAGCGGGACGTGAAGCTGCGGGAGAGTGTGGCAGATGCTATCGCTTGCCCGCATACATACCCAAGCGGCTCCGATTATGTGAAAGCTGACCGTGTGATGCAAATCGTCCTCGCCGAGCGGGAGCGCGTGCGGCAGGAAGAAGCGCGATGGTGGAAAGAATGGGCTATCAAACACAGCATGGGCGTATCAATAGAAGGGTGGCAAGCTGCTTACGACCGCGCACTCGCGGACAGGAGTTAGGCCATGGTGAGAGATTACGACATTCTAATCTGCGACAAGGAAAAGTGCGTATATACGGGTTGTTCCGTAGCGCGGTTAGCCTCCACTAAGTTTTCAGGCATACCACGATGCATCAAACACGGTGCTTTATTGCTTCCGCGCCATTGGACGTATGGAATGTCTCCAAGTGAAGTCAGGAAATCACTCGCGGACAGGAGCTAGGCCCATGAGCGCGATGGAGCGCAACAAGCCAAAGTATAACGTGGGGCAGCGTATGTGGTGCTGCATCTGCGGAACCCCTATTACGATTTTGAGAGTTTCATCGAATGGCAAGAGGGTTGTGACCTCTTGCTCTATGAATGGAAAGTTCTCAGACATTGATGCTGAAACAGAGTTACGCTTTCTTACCAAACGTGAGGCAGCGAAGGACAGGACTCTGAACCTGTATGGATAAATCACTAACCAAAGAGGATTTGACTGCGGCTTACATCATTTCCATGAATGAACGCGAATACGCGGCTTTGGTTTTGCTTTTGCCTTCCGCCGATGCTCGTAGCCGCGCGCGAATCAACGAGTACAACCAGGGCTATGTGGGCATTTTCGGCAACATTGATTCGGCCGAAAAGCAAATCGAAGTGCTGCGCTCGGTGGCCGATCAGATCGAACGCAACCAGGCCGATCTCGAGCAGCGTTTCGACGCACAGAAGGCCAAAATTCACGGGCCGAAAAACTGATGGATTGCCGTGCTGCTTTCTTCTTGGGGATTTCCATTGGTATCGCGCTGGGTGTTTTTTTCAAATGGCTTGACAAGTACCTGGGGGACTGATGCCTAATTTCCTGTTACCGCGCGAACCTTCCCACTCTGGCGGCTTGGTGGCCGAACAGCGCTTGTGGCTCGCGATCGTGCTCCTGGGCGTGGCCGATAACGATCGCCACTGGCTCGAATCGCCTGAATTCCGGCTGTGCTGTGAAAATGCCGGGCTCGATCCCTTCGTTGCTTCCGTAACTCGCTCCGATCGCGCGCGCCGGGCCCTGCATTTCATCCTGGCCGGCTTGCCCATGAGTCAAATCTATTCGGCGCTGGGCGGAAGCCTCGGGGCCGCATGGAAAAAATAACCGATCGCTTACGCCGCGAGCTGGATGATCCGCAGTTTCCCGCGCGTCCCACGGTCAAAAAAGTTGGTACGCTAATTGGCGTCTACCCTGATCTGCGCGGCTGTTTCCTCGATCTATCCGGCTTCATGGTCACGGGCCTGGTGCAAGTCAGTTTGCGCTCGATCCGCGCGATGTGGATTCGAATTCAGTTCGGCGAGGATTTTCTAGGCGTGGCTTTCAAGCATCATCCTACCTGGATCGCGAAAACCGCATACCGCGAAAAGCAGCCCGTTGTGCGCTCCGAACACAGCACGCTAGTCCAGTAGCGAAAAATAGTTCAAACCTTCGATTGGCGTAGGGTGTGGGAAGTGTCCGGTTTTGTTCGCGCGCGAAATCGCCCGTGCTGATCGCGTCAACGAAAAAATGACAGCACCATCTTTCTTTCACTTACGTGCCACTGGACACCACCGAACACTCCCAAAACGCGAAAGTCAGAAATGCGATTTGCTAGGATGATCGCGCGCTACAGGAGAGCGCAATCCAATGGAAAACAAAATCAGCGACTATGACAAGATCATCGGCTCACTTCACGATCGCAACGATGTGGTGCAAACCAAATCGTCAACCTTCACCGTGGTTGTTCCGGTTGTGGGCACGCCGCAAACCTACACGGTTCAAACCTACCGCGAACGCGATGTGATAAAAAACAAAAAGGGCAGGGAGCACACCATCTACCGGGATACGATCTCTCTGCAAATGGTGGGCAGCGATAGCCTGGCGATCCGCATCGCGATCCCGCCCAAAGTGGCAGACACCATCATTCGACAACGGGAAAGCCTGAGTAGCACGGTGCGCACAAAGAACGCCAAGGCGAACGCCCAGGCCAGGAAGGATCGCGGCGAGCTGCCTGGCTTTATGAAGCCGAAGCCGGCGGCCGCCTAAAAACAAAACCGGGGAAAAACGGGTGGGTCATCACTTCCGCTTTTCCCCGGTTTTGCTCCAATGCGAAAACGGTTAAATCGAGCCTAGCACAGTTTCCCGGGCCGGCGCTAGCGTTTCTTTCCGTGCCTCAAACTGGTCTGGTTAACTACAAAACCTTTCGCCGGCACAGGCACGGCCGGCAAAATCGGCACATTGGTGAGCGTTGAAATACTCGAGCCATCCGAGCTGATGCCCGAAGTAGTGAAATTGAAAGATGCGTTGCTATCGCCGGAATCCACACTCGCAGTTACGGAAAAGCCGTCTGCCGAGACAGCCAGCGTCACCAGTGGATCATCCGCTGACCACGCCGGCACGTTGCCTGCCTGCAAAGTGGAACCAGGGGGATCGGTCACGGCCACAAACGTGCCGGCGCCGCCTGCTGGTATACCAGTAATCAAGTTGTTTCTCCTGTGTGAGAGGTTTCTTTCGGTTCGCCGCTGCTCACTTGCGATACAACAAAGCCGCGTGCAGGAATATTTAGCACAATCTTGCAAAGGCAGACAGCGATTTTTTGTTGGCTCTGTGCGATGGATTTTATTTCTGCCGCCAGCGTTTTGATCTCCTGCGCGATCGAGTGAATATCCACGGCGATCGAATGCAGGTCATCACTACCGGGGGGCGTTTTCGGAGCATAATCATCGGACACTTTCAATCCTCCCTTCCAATCTCGAGCGGCGCGGGACGTTCCGCCGCATTCAAGAATGCCGAATACTGCGGCACCTTGGCCAGCACGCGCAAGGGAAAATTAGATCCCACAATTCCGATCCACAACAGCAAGGCACGCTCGAGCTGCCCGCTGGCCATGCGCACCAGGCCGGCCAGGACGCGCGCGCCGATCGCCAGGTTGGCCGGCGGCTCGGTCAGATCGTAAAGCGATTCCTTATAGCCGGCTTCACGCGCGGCCGAGCCCAGCACTTGCGTTAATCCCCAGCGATAGTTTCGCGCCGAGCATTCCTCAACATCGCAGCCCTGGAAATAGACCAGGGAAGCATGAGCCACTTCGACTTTTCCAGGCTGCCAGGCGGATGAAACGTCTACCAGGGCGCAAAGCAATTCAGGCGCGAGGCCGGCCTCGGTGGCGGCGCGTTCGGCCAGCAAAACCATTTGAGGTTTTGAGTAGATCATTTATGCCTTTCATAATATTCCCTGGCTTTGAACCTGAGCCATTTTAGATCCGCTTTTTTGCTGGCCTCAGACGCCGAATCCATCGCGATATCTGCCACCAGCGCTTTCGCCCAATAGGGCATAGTCATTTGAATTTCTGGATCATCGAGAATTCGCTGCGCCTTTTCGGTAATCTTGCCTTCGCCGCCAAGTTTTTTGTTCAACCATTCAAACATTCCCATGTTGTCAACTATGTCGCGACCTTTGAAGCCGGCCTCTGCGACCTGCGCCCATTCGCTTCGCGATTCGCGATCGGCTTTAGCTTCGCCAGAAGTTGCCGGGTTTGAGGGCCCGGTTGTCGGCGGCCGCGGTGGTGATTCCTCAAGCGTTTTAGGTTCTGTCTCGCCGCTTTCCAGCCTTTCAATTAAATCTTCATTCTGCATCAGACGCTCACGGTCTGCCGCCCTGCGGCCATGCCCGCTGCGTATGTTCTCGTTGAGTCGTTTATTCTCAGATCTCAGCGCTTGCAGTAGATCTTCTCTCGATCCTTCGGGAGTCGCAGACATTTCCTCGCGCGATCGCGATGTGAATGCGCGCCGTTCGGGCCCGCCGCCAGGCCGCTGGGGTTTAGCTGCTTCCGCGCGTGCGCGCTCCACAGCTGCCGCAGCGCCCCCGCCGCGAGCTGGTGGCGTAGGCGCCGGCGCCGCCGGCGTGGGTGCGGCTTCGCCGCCAAAATTGATCCCTGCCCTTCGTAGCATTCCGCCTACGGCCCGGCCGGCCGCAGCGGGCGCACCACCAGCCGCCGCCGGTGCGCCTGGCGTGGGAGCTGCCACACCACCAGCCGCCGGTGCGCCTGGCGTGGGTGCCGCGCCACCAGCCGCCGGTGCGCCTGGCGTGGGTGCCGCCGCGCCGGCTGCGCCAGTCGGAAATGTACCCTGCACCTGTGGGATGCCGCCTTGGCGACGCATTTCTGCGGCCGCCCTACTGACTTCAATCAGATCGGCGGCTTTCATCGCAGCCAGGAGCGTGCCCACAAATCGGCCGGCCATGCCCAGGTAAGGAAACATCGTCATGGTCGCACCAACGGCCAGGGCCGCAGCCGTGGCGCCGATTGGATGGCGCCCGAACGCTTTCATTTTTCCGCCCATGCCTAGATCCGAGCCCATCGAAGCCTTTGCGACCTGGAACGCTTCCTGATGGGCTTTCACCAGGTTGTCAAAAAAGTTTGGATCAAGGCCGAACTGCGCAAGATCTTTATTCAGCGCTTTGAGTCCCGGGCCGTTTGCTTTGTTGCGCAGCACATCGAAAAAATCCACGCCCCTGTTAGCTTTCGTGAGTTCGCCCAAGACGCCATCCACGTGCGCAACCATCGCCTCGTGAATGGCGTTGTACTTGGCGAACGCATCGGCGAATTCAGTTCCGCGGCCGGCTAGGCGATCCAGGTCAACGGCTCGCGCGGCCATTTGATTGGTCAAATTCTCACGGCCGGCGGTGAGGATCGCAGCATCGCGCTTGGATACTTTGCCGATCGTAGCGTCAACATCCGTGCGCAAATCTTTGGCCTGCAAAAAACTCATGCGCGAGGGCTGCCTGTTTACCTGGTCAATGGCCGCCGATACCGGAGTACCGCCGCCCTGGTTGGTCGGCCGAATGGTTTGTTTTGCTGCAAGCAAATCGTTAGTGACGGAGCCACCGTCAATCGAGCCAGTTTGCCCGGCGGCGGCTGATGCAACGGCATCCGCATCGCCGAGTTTGGTCACTTGCCGCCCGATCTCAGCGCCTACAGCCGCCTGCTTGGTCGCAAGCGTAACGTGCGCGGATTTCGCCGCATTCTCTAGCGCGGTGTGGGTGCCTTCCACAATTTTCTGACGTTCGGTTAGAGCCTGGCCCACGTCCACCAGGCCAGGATCGCCAGGCCGGCGGGTCATCTCGCCGCCTTCCTTGAGTCCCTTAGCCGCAAAGTAGGTAGCCAGGCCAAACAAGCCGACGCCGGCGTATTCGCTCATGGTATGGGCTCTATGGAACTGTTCGAACGTGGATGCTGCCATCGGGCCCGCAAAAGGCACCGCAGCCGCTGCAGAATGCCCCAGAACGCCGAGATAACTGCCCGCCGTACCGGAAGCCTCGGCGGCCGCGATTTGTTCGTCCATTGGGTCTGTAACGTATTTTTTGAGCAAAGCGTGGGGCCCTTCAGCGATCGGCACCCTGGGATCGAGAATATCTCTTATAAACTCCGCGCCGCCCATCGCGAGCTGTGTGCCGGCTTCGCCAAAGGTGAGCGCCTGGCCGGCTTGCCATCTCGCAGCGCCTTCGGCCTGGACGGACTTAGCCTGTTGAATCCAACTCTGCGGGTTGCGCGGGTCATACGTCTGTGCCGGCGCAGCGGGGGGAGTTGCCGGCGCCGCCGGCGCAGCTGGCTTCTGAAATCCGGCTGAGAGGTCTACCCCGCCGGGCGTCTGCTTGACAAAGCCGGCCGAAAGATCAGTCTGATCGCCGTTAGCCATTTATGGCACCACTGTAGCGCCGCCCGCTTTGACTTGCGCTTCCGCCGCATTCACATCCTTGCCTGGATTCTTCGCAGCCCAGGCCGATCGGCTCCAGGTTTGGCCCTTGTAAGGCTGCGCCGCCGGCGCCTTGGCCGGGGCCTTTGGTGCCGCTGCCGCCGTGCCGGGCTCGGGCAAAGCGTCAAGCACTTCGGGATGCTGCGCTTCATACTGCTGCAAAATTCTCTGGTAAGCCTGGACGCTGCCAGAAAACGGGTTATCTTCCCAGCCCAGCATCGTGGCCATTTTGTGATCGTCGGCCCACTTATCGGCCTTGTCTACTTCGCCCTGGTAGGTTTTCACCAGCTGTATATATTCTTTGTCATTCGTTTTTTTCGCGGCGGCGATCCTCGCGCGTGCATTCGCGTTCGTTTCATGCAGCTGAGCCCGCCAGTTCTGGCCTTGAATCTGCATCTGCACGATAGATTTTTTAATTTTGCCGCCCGCCTCAATTTGCTCGAGCTTCTGTGCGCCCTGCGTTTTATCGTGCCGCGCTTTTTCCATTCGCTGATCTACAGTCAATCCCCACTTTTGAACTGCGGCCACGCCGGCGGCTTTGATTCCATCCGGTATGCGCGTTTCGATCGGGTGCGTGGGATCTTCGGCATTCGCTGTGCTCCAGTAATCGCCGCCCACCCATTGCGAATTTTTGAAACGATAGAGGCCGAGCACAGGCTTTGCGGGATCTCCGCTCGCGTAGGGAATCACATCGTACTCGCCTTTTTTTATGTGTGCCATCCATTCGGTATTGAGCGCCTGGAAAGCCTGATCGGGATCTTGATCCGGCGAGGTGGTGAATAGAATTTCGCCCTGGCCTTTGGCTGCGTTTGCTTCAACCATCGCGCCGTTCGCCGTCCAGGCGGCCAGCTTCGCGTTCTGCATGATCGGCTCTTGCGCATGGAAAAGCGCGAGCTGGCGCTGCAAGGTGATTTGCATCATGGCCAGCTGGGCCTTCTTCATCGAGGTATCAAGATCCGCCTGTTCCTGGTAGCGCGGCCGATCTATGTTTGCCTGTTCCGTTTCGGCTCCGATCGCCGCCGATCGCGCCGGGCCACCAGGGCCAGGGCCGCCTCGCAAGCCGGCCGAGATCCCCGTGAGGAAAACGCCCAGGATCGAGCGCAGCACGCCAGGCCCGGCCGCTGCGGCAGCTGTGGGCGGGATTCCACCTGGTTGCATAGGGGGAGTGAGCCCGGCTGCATTGGGCGATGCAGCCGGGCCCGTGGTGCCGCCTAGTCCGGTCGGAGTGGGCGCAGCGGCCGGGCTCCGGGCGGCGGAAGATGGAACCATCGGTTGATTCGGCACGACGCTCGAGAAGCCGGCGCCGCCGGCATCACTCGCCACGTCTGCGCCGTCACTCGGAATATCAGGATCGTCGTCTATCATGCGTGTTCCCCGTTAAGAAAAAATCCCACCATCGTATCGGCTCGAATCAGATCCTCATCGAGCGCGCGGCGCAGAAATTTTGCCAGGGCATCGGCCGGCCTGGTGCCGCCGATCGCGTAGCTGATGCACAGCTCTGTGAGTGGCGACGATTGCGAAATCGCGGCGTGCGATTTGCCGCTGCATTTCATTCGCACATCGAACAGGGAAGCCTGATAGCCGTCAATCAGGGTGCTAAAAACTCTCATGCCCGTTGCGTGATCCCAGGCTCGTTCGCGCCAGATTCTTCCGATCAAGGGATGCCCGGCGGGACACAGCTCGCAACGTCCCACGCCTTTGCCATGAATGCAAAACACGCGCAGCCCCAGCGGATTGCGGTAGCGATACAGCACGGAGCTGGGATCGCTAAATTCAGTCATTCGGCACAGGCCATCTGTCAAAGCCTCGAGCTTGTTCATGCCAGGGCGGGCCCTCCGTAAGTTGTTGGAATCTGCGCGGCCGCGCCTGGTGTGGGAGCTGGCGGCCGCAAGAGCGAGCTAACACCGCCGGTTAGAAATGAAGTGCCGGCGCCGATCACGCCACTGAGCAAATTCGACCACATCTGCGTGGACTGTTGCGCCATCGTATCGGCTTGCTGAAATTGCGTGGCCTGGTTGGAAACGGTTTGGCTTCCGGTTGTGCCGCCCTGCGAGGTTAGAGTTTGATTGAGGCCCGCAACCATTTCCTCGGCAAATTGTTGTTTCTGTTGCGCGAGCTGGGCCGACTGTATCTGAATCGTATTCAAGCCGCCGGCTTCGGCTTGCACGCCGGCGCCGGCGATCAGTGCCTCATTCATGGCGTTGACGCCAGAAGGCAAACCGGCCTCATTCGCGGTGTCAAAGGCTTCCTGGGCTTGCTGTTTCGCGGCGGCCACTTGCGCGCCTACGTTTTGAATCAGATTTGATTGCAGATCGCTCATTTGCTGCGGAGTGAAGCCGGTGGGATCTGTAATCATCGGCTCGAGCTGGGCGGTAAGAAAACTCACCAGCGCTTGCGATTGCTTGAATTCGGTGGTGAATTGATCTTGCAACTGTTTTGAAAACGCAGCGGTTTGCTTGGCTGCCTGCTTTTCCTGTTTGCTTGGCCCGCTACACATCGCCGCCCTCCGCGATCTGGACCTGCGACGGTGCAACATTTTCGCCGCGTAAAATCATCAGCTTTGCCGTTCCATGCCGGGTTATCACTTCCACGCCCTCGCATGGTTCGAATCCGCCAATTTCCCGAGCGGCTGTGTCAATGCCGTTTTCCTCATAATTCAGGTAGACGATATCCCCGGAAAAAGTTTTGCGAATGGTTTTTATCATGCGATGTAACGCAACGGTCAACGTCTTGCCATCCACTTCCGGCGATGGAATCAGGGGCCCGAGGAAAATCACCTGCCGAGCTGGGATAAAAAACGCATTGGCGACTTTCAGGATCGTGCCCCTGAGTTCGTCAGGACTGAGATCGTAGCCCGTTTCTAGTTTGCGCACAGCCCAGGCTCCCATCGCTTCGGCATCTTCCGGCATGGCCATCTCGAGTTTCATTGTTTTCGATTCAACATTTGTTCTAGGTTCGCAATTTCCGCCGCATCGCGAGCCTCTTTTAGTTCAAGCTCATGCAGCCGGGTTTCCAGTTGGTCATCCCGCGCACGCAGCTTATCGGTTGAAAATATTCCCACCGCCGAAGTTACCAGCAAGCCCAAAAGCAAGCCGATAACGGTTGTCCCAAGTGTTTTCCATACGCCATTTCCGTTAGCCATTATTGTGGCCGCAAATTCTCTGCCTGAATCGAACGCGAATATCCGGCCGCTGTGGCTGTTCCCGCGCTTGTTTTCCAGCGCGCATCATAGCTATGAATGCCAGGCTGCGGCGTATCAATCACTCTCAGACTTACCAAAAACGGCGAAGCGGCGGCGGCCGGCACCACGGGATAATCGCGGCTGACTTGCACGCCATCGCGAAACAAACCGAAACTGAGTGTCGAGGTTGTGGGCCCTTCAAAACTTCCCACCATTTCGCAGCTCACTTGCCCATTGGTTTGCAGCGCCAGGCTCATGTCAGGAATCACCGAATACGTGGCCAGCGCGGTAGTGGGCTGAAATTTCAGGCCGGCACGATAGGCGCCGTTCTGCGAACCCTGCGAAGGCGATGCGGATTGCTTAATGCTCACCACTTGCGAGCGGATGCTGTTCGGCGGCGTCACCCAAAGCGCGCGGCGCACGCCAGGCTTGAATGGATGCGTTTGCACAGCATCGGAATCGGGCGATCCCACGTCATAGCTTGTTTCGGCAGATGGCGCGCCGCGCCCGGTTGTGACCGCCGGCGAGCTGGTGGCCGGCGTTTGCTCATTGGCCTGAGCCGCCACTTGCGCTTTGAGATCCGTGAATGCGTTGTTTGCCATCATCGCCCCTGGATAGCCGGCTGCGGCGCCGGCGACCCCGAAGTATCCGGCGGGCCCAGCAAGCCAATCCCGAGAATTTCTTCCTTGTTTGTTTCCGCCGGCCAGCTCAGTTTGAATTGCATGTGCCGCATGGCCAAAACCGCTTTCGCCTTATCCGCCGTTTTGAGATACCACAAAATTGACTTGTAACTGTTCTGCGGCGCCGAAAAAGAAATCGTGGGCGGCTCTGTGCGCGGCTGCGAAAGTGGCGCGAATGTGCCGCTGATATCGTTCACCAGGATTCCGACTGTAGGCTGTTGCGTGGCGGCCGATAGTTCTGTCACCAGCGATTCGACTACAGCGAGCATCCCCGGATCGGCGAATTGGATGTTTCCAAAGGTGCAGGAGCAAGCGTAACTCGAGCCGTTATCCTGAAACGTGGCAAGATCCCGCTGCAAAACCAGCTGGCCGGCAAGCGGCGAACCGAGCAGGAATTTCCAGACGCCCGGCGTGATCTCGATGCTCTCGATCGCGCCCACGCCGCCAACGGGCTGCCGGATTGGGCACCAGGCTTGCAACTTCAAATTCAAGGTGTAGAGCGTCGTAGCTCCATCGCTGATAAACAGGTTTTGATCCATCGAGCCCGAGCGGTGCACGCGCACATAGACCAGCGTAGGATCGAGCGCATCCAAGAGATCGCCGATATTATCGCCAGGCTCGGAAACCCCGGCCGGCGTAATCAAAAGCAGCTGATGATCCGTGGTGTAGATATACACGTTCGAGCCATCCGCATCCACGGCGTTATATGTCCTGGCGCCGATTCCCAGCGCCCACGGCGTGACAGTGAAAGATTCCGTGGAATTCCCTTGCACCAGGTGAATTTCATCTATCGTCACCACAAACATGCCGGCCGATCCGAGCGGCACCAGGCGCACGATATCCACGGGCAATTCAAAACTATAATCGGGATTCCAGCATTCCGGCTCGTTGCCTTTCAGGATATCGGGCCCACTCGAGAAAAAAAGCACGTTGCCGACAAAGCACCACAGCCGGCCGCCGTACCACTCAAACCCGCTGGCGCCCACGGGCGGCGGATAATTGATCGAGGGATATTGCTGTACGCTCGTGACCTGCAAAGCGGAATCGGCCGCCGTGTCCAAGATCGTGGCATTCGAGTTGGGGAAAGGTGAATTGGGCAGCTCGAAAAACACATTGGCCGGGCCGCCGTCCGTGGTGCGGTAGACGTGGATTTGATTCACCTGGGGATCAGGCGAAGCCAATACTGCCACGCCCACATTCAATTTTCCGCTAAATGGCCCGGTGGAGGCTGACGGCGGTGACAGATTCGATTCGTTTCCTGAAACCGAGCTGCCATAGGAGTAGGCGTATATAAAACCGTTTTGCGCTGCGAAAGATCCCACGCCGCCCGGCGTCACGATCGGGCCAGTCACGCCGAAAATTGTGGCTTGCACATTGTTCATGCTGAAAGTGACGTTGCCAGAATGCGAGCCCGAAGCCTGGGCGGAAACAGCTACGCCCCACGCCGAATTGTTGATATCCGTGGCCGTGAACGTGGTGCCCCAAAGATCCGCCGGCCCGCCAAAAGTGTAGGTTGTGGCCGCCGTGGTTATCAGCGCAGTTTTCGAAGCTCCCACCAGGTTGCCGTTTTTCAAGAGCTGCACAGTGATGAAAAAACTGTTGGCGATTCCCGAATTCAATAGGTACTTGGCCACCAGGCTAATTTGAATTCCGCTTATCAGCTGCGTGGCGGCCAGGGCAAAGCCGAACGTAGTCGCGTCATCGTTCTGTGTGCCGACCACTCCCAGGTGAAAATTGAAAGTAGCTGTGCAAAACGATATCGCCGATGTGACGTTATTCGGATTCGTCCACGCCGTGCCGGATGAGCCATCATTCGCGCCGGCGCCGGCGACGGTGGGCCCGACCGATCCGCCTAGCGGCGAGATCGCGATGCCCATCGCTGTGACGTTCAGGTTTGCGTCAACTTTTTGGGCGTTGAACGTGCCGGGCGCGCCCACGTACAGATATCCGCCCACGCCTTTGAACGTGGATTGAATTGGCTGTGTTTTGGTGATAAGCGAAGTAAGCGCGCCGCCGCCTGGCTGCGCCTGAAAAACATTGGTGGTGGTGTCCACGATCGGCAAACATTGGCGCAAGCCGGTAGGCTTGAAAGAATAGAAATTTTGCACAATGCCAGCCATAGTATTCAAACTGTACTGGATATACCCTGGCGCGCGCTGCAAGGTGAGGAAATTGTTTAGCTCCATGTTGAGGCCGTCAATCAGCGCATCGTAGAGTTCGATGATCCGCCGGCCGAACACACGGATGGGAATCGCCAGGCGATTGCGCTGGGTCATCAGGCCCGTGTAGAAGCGATTAAAATAGAGTGGTGCCGCCGCGTTTACGCGCAACGTAACCCCCGACAAGCATAGAATTCAGTTTAACGGCTTAGCTTAAGTAGCTCAGTGATGCAAAATGTTTACGGCAGGGCCGCCGATAGTCAGGAGAAACGCAAGCAAGCCGCAGCCGTAGGACACAATTCCGATCATCACCAGCTTGGGATTGGTGCAAAGCGCGTACATCAGGATTCCCATAAGCGCCACCAGTAGACTCAAATAGATCACCATTTTTAGCCTCCCCGCAAAATCGGCAATTCGGGAAAGAAAGCCTCATGCCGTTGCTCTTGGTCTTTCACATCGAGAGCCATTAGAACGCGCTGATCCGCCAGCTGATTCTCAAGAAATCCGCGCGCATCTTCCGCCGATCCCATCGCCATCGCTTTCATCATGCCGCGCAGCACGTAAGCCAGCTCATCGGGCCAGGGCGACCAGGTATCGCCAAGATCCACGAGCAAACGCGGCTTGGCCTGGTAGGTGATGATTTGCCCCCAAATTTGCGAGCTGGGCACAGGCCACATGCGGAATATCACCGTGTTGTTAAACGTCTGTTCCACCAGGAAAGCGATCTTGAAAGGATTCTGAATGATGGATTCAACAGGCAGCCCTGACACCACTTCATAATCGTGCACGGGTTTGACTGGTGCGCTCGAGGCCCAATCCTGCGCCACCGCGTGCGTCACCCACTGGATATCGCTGATGCCCTGCCCGCCGTCTGTCAGAAGCCCCGCAAAAGCTGGATTGGTGAGTTGAAACTGTGTAGGAGATAAAACCGTTATCACCCCGGAAGTATTAAGAAATGGCTGCAACAAGCCCAAAAGCGAGACAGTATCCCCCGAAGCAAAACCGTGCGGGCCCGAATCGGTTGTGCTTACCGTGGCCGTGGTGCCACCAATGGTGACGCCTGGTTGTGGCGACAGCACGGAATTGATCGGAATCACGCCCTTGCCTACAACTGTAGCCGTCGCGCCCGAGAGCACATAATCCTGCTGGTTCGCCACGGTGGTGAATGCCACGTTGGTGATGTTTCCATAAACTTTTGTGTTGAATCGCCAGTTATAGGGCTTGGAAAAAAGCATCCCCAAAATATCGTTGGCGAAACTAATCGCGGGCTCGAGCATGACGCCGCCGGCGCCGGATAGGATGGAGTTGCGCGTCATTACCGCCGCCCAATCCACGACACTTTGAATTGAAACGGTAGATGGCATTTTATGATCCTGGCGTAGCGCCGATTACATTCCAGCGTAGGCCGTCCCACATGCACAGCGCGCTCCCAAAGTTCGCGTTGAGCGTGTGATTTGTCGCCCGGTTTTGGCGGAAGCGATTATTCCCCGTACTGTTCACATCCTCGAGAGAAAGCACGCAAGGTTGACTCGTGTTGTTCAAGATCGCCACAAAATCACCGAGCGAGCCGGCCAGCATTCCGGTAACGGTGGGAGTCGAGCCAGGCGCGCCCGAAAGCAAAACCGCAGCTGCGCCGCCGATCGCGAGGTTGTTGTTATTGCCAGTTACCAGACTGATCGTAGCGTTTTCCTGAAAATTCAGTTTCGCCGTGTTCACGCTATCGGCCGTCAATCCGCCCACCACGGCCGCACCGGCTTTCATCGTGAGCGGAAATCCTGAAATGGTTTGCGCGCCGGTGGGCGAGGCTACAATCGGCGTGGGAAAACTTGGGCCGCCGGCGGCTACTGGCACAAAATTGTTGAGGTTGATTGGTGACGCGCCAGTGATCGAAAAGATCTCTGGGCCCCACACGCGGCCGCCGCCTTGACCGTTGACGGCCAGGGTGTATTGCGTGCCGGCCGGCGTCAATTCATCATTGGCAATCAGTGTGGTTGCGGCGGGGATCGAACCCTGGGCGTTGAGTGTTACTTGCTGGACTTTCGGCGCCACGGCGCCGGAAAGCGAGTATTGCGCATCAGCGGAGAGAGAGAAAAATAGCACGCCGTTGGCAACAGGGCAGCCGTTCGGCAACAGCCAGTTGCCTGTGATCGTTTTCGAGATAATTCACCCGCTTAATACGTCATTCCCACGGAGACAGGCTGTGCCTCGAGCGGATGACGCGGAAGTTTTACCAGCTCCGCGTATTTCGGATGGCCAGGCACAAACAATCCGCCGCACGTTGGGCAGTAGCCGCGCCACACGCCGTCCGATTGCTGAGCCCACGCCACGCGAGTGATGTTCGCGTAGGGAAAGGGAAACATATGCGAGCACTTATCTTCGCGATCCTGCATATTTTTCGCGCGTGCATCCGATTCCGCTTTGCCCCGCGCTTTCGCGCGCTTTTCCTGCGCCTCGCGAATGGGATCTTTGTTTGAATCCCTGATTGCTTTCGCGATGAGGATGGCCAGCTCCGCAATGTCAATATTCACCCTGGCAGCGCCAGGGATGGCCAGCTCGGTATCGCGAGCGTTCAAAGCGATATCGTTCGCGGCCTTGCCGGCTTCCTCGCGCTGCTCACTGGTGAGCCCTTCTACATCTTTGTGCTTTCCAAACGGTGCGGGCATTTTCCTGTCTCCTTTTCCCCCAGGCACAATCGCGTGCGCTTAGGGTTTAACTATCACTCGTGAAGCATCTACAAAAATTTCCATGTAGGTTTTCCCGGTTTCGGGGTTTTTCCCGTGCACCACTTTCACAATGCGGGGATCAAAACACGGGCCATCGTTGCCATCGCCTACGTGGCGGATTTTGAGAATCAGCTCGGAAAGGCGCATGTCCGGTTCTTCCGTGAAATGATCCCACACTCGGCCATCGGGATGGATGAGCAGCATTTTTAGTATTGAACTGCAAGCAAATCGCAGCCAATCAAGGTTTGCGCCGCGCCCGAATTCACCAGCTTGTAAATGATATTCGGGTGCAAGCCGGAAGCATAGCCGGCTGCGCTCACTGTGCCCGAGAGCCAAGACTCACCCAGCGAAATCGTGCTGGCCGCCGCCGTGGCCGAATTCAAAAGCTGCTGGCCAAAGGGCAGGGACACCTCGAGCGGGCCGTTGCCTTTGAACTGAAACGCGGCCGCGATCGTGGTAGTAAGCACGGAGTTCGATGCCACGGTGGTGGGATTCGCCACTCCGCCCTTAGCCGAAGGCAGGTATTGAATCGAGTGCGGATCGGTCACGGTGCGCGACCAGTTCGATTTATTGAACGTACCGTTGTTTGGTGTGGGCATTTTTTAGCCTCAGTAAAATTGGCGCGAATTACACGCCAGTTGATTGTAGAAGCAACATGCGCGTGCCGGCTGTGAGTGTCACCGCCGCGCCCGAGCATACGAAATTGATTGTCACGGTAGACGGTGATGCGGTGCCCACTGTGACGCTCCCCACGCCCGCGCCGGCTCCCATTCCTGAATTGCTGCTGCCTTGGATGGAGCCGCCGGCGGGGAAGCTGACCGCGATCGGCAACAGAGGATTAAAATTCGATCCCTGGCCAGTCGCCGGCAAAATCACGGTGTGCGCCGT